GCTGCCACTTGTCGAAGGTGTGATAACAACTGAGGTTGGCGGAACATTGTTCCCGTCAAAGGCTACGTTGTTCAACGTCCAGTTGGTGTTGCTTACGCGGACCAACGCTTTGCTCGGATATGACACGGAGTCAATTTCGAGCGTATCGCGGTACTGGCTGAAGGTGAGGTAAGGCAAATCGGCCGTGGCATACGGCGAGGCGATGGTGTAAATCCGTGCTACACTAAGTCCGGCAAATGAACTTACATCAACTGCAACACCATAAGGGGTAAGCAGCTCGAAAGTGTTTGTAGTTTTGTTGGCAACCTCATAGGTGTTACCGGCGATCTTCACCCAATCCCCGTCGAGGTATCCATGGGCGTTTTTGGTAACAGTTGGATTGCTGACGCTGGTTATTGTTTGAGCAGCCTCAAGCACATAAGCGCCGTCCTGCAAGAACCGAATACGACTTTTGCTGAATAAGATGCCATAAGTGTTTGAGATGTTTCTGTTGAAAGAGAACTCAACAATGCGAGCTGGTTCGTCGTCGTCCTGAATGTAGTCGATGAACTCAGTCCCCGGTCGCGACGATGCGCCGCCAGTGTATTCGATGAAATAGTTGCGTGCTTCAGCTGCCGCTAGATCAAACTTCTTGAGATCACTGCGGAAATGCAAACGCGGGGATAGAACCCCACCAGAGAAGCCAAATTTAATGATTGAACTAGGCATTCGGTGCAGCTCCCGCGAACAGCTCTCCATACGGGTAGAAGAACCGAGTTTCTTCCGTAATCGAAGCGCCGCGAGCAGCCAATGCAGGCGGCAAAACTTCCTGCTGATTGTTCATAAGCGTTGTTACGTTGGCGCGGGCCTCAAGAATAGCCCGATTGGCCAACTGATAGTTAAGTTCGGTGAGAGATGAGTCCCCCTTTACCCCACCGGAGATAGCGGCGGCGAGACCATAAACTACGGCAAGCCTGAGTCCCGGCGACCAAAAGGCAGGATTTGTATTGTCTCGCGCGTAGATCAGAACTGCATCGGCGACATTGGTGTTCAGTACCAATTTGTCGTCGGTTTCATTGTAGCTTACTGTGAATTGTTCATAATTTACGAGATACCAAGGGCGCAAACACTTGGAGGGCAAAACATAGGAATAAAGATAATCAGTTTCAGGATCGCCCAATGCCCAATCAACGGTTTGATCCCGCTGATTGAGCAAGGCAAGTCTGGCCGTCGCTCGAGTAGCAGGCCAATACGCAGCTTCAAACACCTGAGTGCGGATTTGATCATACCAAATATCGCACTCAGATTTTTCACGGGAAATGTCGGTAAGAGCGGCAAGACGGCCCTTGCCACGAACAGCGCTGATGGCAGCGTTGTAAATTCCAAGGACCGTTGTCGTCATTTACTTACCTTTCTTGGAAAGGCTGGCCAAAGTGTCACCAGCCTCCGCATCGACAATTTCCGCAGAAGGAGTTTCGATGTAGATATCGGGATCAGTCGGGTCGACCGTGGGGATGGACTCCTCGGCGGCCAAGCCGTCTTTCACGCGAACAGCCGTTTTGGGCTGCAGTCCTTCATCGAACTCGAGAACAGTGCCGACAGGCCACAAACGCTCCTTGCTAAGAAAACGCCGGGTGAGTTTGTACTTGGGCATCAGTTTTGTCCTTCCGCTGTGGCAACCCAATCCTGCACGTCGTTCGCGAGGAATGCGTTGATCTTGCCTGCCGTGGTCGTCGCACCAGCCGTGGTGACAACAATGCCAAGGTACTGCTCGTAGGGCGGATGGCCCGAGGGCAGACGGATGGCAATGTATTTGCCGACGGTGAGGTTGGCCACGCCAATTGCGCCAGTTTGGACGTGCAGCGTTCCTGTGGACGTGTTGATCGCCGCAGCGTCGTCCGACATGAGTTTGAACTGCACAGTGGCGCCCGAACCAACAAACGCTTCCGTGACCTGGATCACGAGGAAAAGCATTTCCGGGGTAAGACGCCGGTTGGCAACGTCGAGGTTGATAACATCACCAACCAAGGCCGAGCCTGCGGTCGCAGCAACACTCAGGTTGTCTGCAAACTCGAGTTTTTCGTCAAGGATCATCAGATCACCTCCTTACGAAATGGTTGCTTCGTCAGGCGACAACGCGTCGCACCGGCGAAGAGGAACATCGTTCCAGACAGCCGTTTTGTGCCCACCGACGTTTTCATATTGAAGCGTCGAGTTTTTCGTCAGAGCAGCAAGCTGCTGACGGAACTTGGTGCGCACATCGCGATCCATGTAGAACACGGGGCGGACATTGCCTGCAGTCGAAGGCAGGCGTTCCAGGGCTTGGAACATCAGGTCGGGCAGGTTTGCGCCGCTCGATGCGTCAGCCAGAAGCAGGCTGCGGTCGATGTTGCAAATCCGCACAACATAGCGCCAATCGCGGACACAGAGGCCGCAATCGAGCCGGAAGTGCATACGATAGCCTTCCATCCGGCCACCAGCACCGTCCGCGTTTTCGATAGTAACCTGGCCCTTGTCATTGACTTGGATGCCAGCCGTCGAACCTTTCGGAACAATGCCGTGGACGGTATTCGGTCCCCAAGCCACCAGCCAGATCGACGCGTTGTCATTGCCCGCACCGCCTGCTTTGATCACGTTTGCGCCATTGGCTGCAGTCGAGTCATTGAAGCGGGGAGCAAAGCCGGTGAACCGTTCCGAGTTAATGGACTGGTCACCGAAGAACAGCGTATCAGCAAGTTCTTGCGACATGCCCTCGATCTCGGCAGCAGCTTCCGACAGGCGGAAAGCGTCACCATCTGAGGCCAGGTCAACAAGCGCCTTGTCGATCTCGTTGTAGGCTTCCATCATGCCGCACGAGTCAGTGATTTGAGCACGTTGCGACTTGTTGGGCTGGACGCCGCCGTAGAGCTTGCGCCAGGTCGGGGTCGGCAGACCCGTGCGGATAACCGAACGGTGGCCGGTGGGCAGGTTGCCTTCCATAAACGTAATGTCCGCGAGGATTTCATTCGTTTCATGGAGCATCTCGATCACAGTAGCAACTTGACCATTCGGGTCAAGCGACTGCTTCCAATCGAGCAGCGTAGGGTTTGTTGCAGTCAGAGTTACCATAAAAGGTCTCCATCAAGAGGTTGAACTTCCGCCGAAGAGTCTCTTCGCGCGGGTACTCTCAACCGACACTGGCGATCCTTGTACAGGGGTGCTTTCTGTCGGAATAGCCGCCTGAACTGCCAGAAGAAATTTCACCATCGCAGGATGGTTGCCCACACCCGTCAGAGCAAACAGCTCTTTCAGTTCAGTGGAGTTCTTCGAGTAGGTTTCGAGGACGGTTCGGCTTTTCGCCAAATTCGCTTCCAGATTGGCTCCGCCGATTTCCTTGTCGGCGGCAGCTGCATCTTTCCACGATTTCAGCGTATCGTTCCAGGCATTTGTCATTGCTTCGACTGCGCCTGTTTCGATTTTGGTTTGGAGGTCGATCATGCCTTTGGCCAGATCACCCCGCGATTTAGCGCCGTTCAGGACGCTAAGAAATTCATTGGCCAGCGGCTCGTTAAGCGCTGCATCTTTCGGGAGCAGTGCTTTGAGGCTGTCGAGGGTAACATCGGCAACATCAAAAGCTGGGGCAGGTTCCGATGTCGGCGTGGGCGTTGGCTCAGGTGTCGGTGTCGTCTGCGTCGTCGGCTCCGTAGTCGGAGTCGGATTGCCTAGCGGCGAGGCGGGCTGCGTCTGCACTACGGGATCGTTCGGCATCTTGGTTCTCCTTCATCATGACTAAAAATGCGTCAGGGTCAGCTTCAGTAATTTCTGCGAGGAGCTTCTGACCTACATTAAGCTCTCCGCAATTGAAGGAGGTCTGCAGCGCGTTCGATGAGAACGGCTGCGAGAACACCCGACAATCTGCGAGAAACAGCCAAGCGAAGCGGCGACCATCTGCGGTTGCCAGAAGTTGCCTGAGCCCATTCTGCCTTGCTATCCGGTCCGCCATCTCGAAACGAGACTGCATACGGCGCATTGGTTTATCGCTTGGCATCTTATATCATCTCCCGACGGTTGGCAAGAGCCATATTTTATCCTCCCAAAAGGGCTTGCATGGCATTTTGCCCGCCACCAACATCGGTCTGCGAAAGGTTCTTGGCCGCATTTGTGAGTTCGCCGCCGACAAGTGCCGCTTGCTGCGCAGCAATCTGTTTCTTCTCTTCCTCGAGTTCCTGCTGGACTTCCTGCCGGGATTTGATAACCATAGATGGAACATGA